ATTGCCGCCAGAAAATCTTTATTGTTTACATAGTGTTCTTTTTTAGCTGCCATAATATCTCCATTTGTTAATCATAATACAGTAAATCTATCCGATTGTCAAGCTTGGATTGATTTATCTTTTTTTCAATTTCATTTCATTCCACGGTTGACATTGAAATCCTGGTGTGTATAATAGCGGTGTCCGCTTTGATAAGTATACCTATAGCTAGTGTATAGTCGGAGGTTCTCCGTCACCACTGTCAAATTCATCGAATATTTTATTTAATTCTCTATTCTCTTCATCACTTAACTTAACTTGTTCCGGCGTCCCACCCTTATTAAATTGCCTGGCATTCTCATAATCAATTGAAAGATTATGCCAGCTTCTAGTCATCTCTAATGTTGCATTAGTGACTGTCATTATTTTATCTTTAGGAATAGTAATAATTTTATCGGTGGTGTAGGCTGCCCATTTAGATAAGGCAATATAGTCTTTCAATCCCTCTTCTGTAAAAGAAGGAACATATCTAATCTGTAGTGGTTTAACTAATCTTAATAAAGGTCCGTTTTCTGGTAGTTGTTCAGTACCAGTTGGCAGATAACAAAGTATATCGTCACCATTTATTAGTTTAACTACTTTAATATCTTTAACATTAATGTTTGGCATTGTTTAACTCCACATTATGGATTTCATAATCAAAATCTTCTTCATTGTATATATTTATCCTTTCACGGAAATGGTTAAGTGTGTAATTGTCTTTGTCATTATAAGATAAGTCATCTGAAATATCATATAAAGTTGCATCTCCTTTGTTGTCTTTTAGTCTTAAACCACGACCAATAGATTGTAAATTTCTTATTCGTGATTTACTAGGACTAGCAAAAATGATATTGTGTAAATTACGAATATTAATACCGGTACTAAAGGTTCCGTAGCTTGCCACGATAATAGCATTGTCACTTTTCTCCGTAACTTCTCTAATCTTTTCTCTATCACTTGTTTCTACTCCTCCATATACATAAAAAACTTTCTTGTCTGTGGCCTTTTTAGTAATATCAATATACAATTGACTACCATGTTTTTCTACATACTGAAACAAACAAAGTGTATTACCTTGGAGGCCAGAAGCCAAGTTAACAATATATTTATTTCTCTTTTCTGATTGTACTATGTAATCCATTTCTTCTTGAAAATTCATACCACTTACATGTTTACATTCTGTCGGTCCATGTTTTAATACTAAACAATATATCTTTAATCCTGCCAAATTGCCTTTGTCTTGTAGTTCTGTTGTTGATACGACTTTGTTTACTGTACCAAAAAGTCCTTCTAGCACTAGTTTGTGTGTTGCTGAACCGTCTAAAGTTCCTGTTAGACCTACTCTGTATGGGCATTTTTCTAATTTAGATAAAATTTTAGTCAATGAAACAGCTTTGAATAGGTGTGCTTCGTCACCAACTACCATACCAATATCTTCAAACCATTTCTTTGGTTGTTTATATATTGATTGCCATGTAGATATAATTACAGGTTTATTTGTTTCTTTATCATGGCCTTGATATATTCTGTGTACATTTCTTTCTGGATTCCAACCATAATCTTTGAAATCTTTAAACAACTGTTCAACTAGTGATGTTGTTGGTACTACAATTAATATTTTCTTCTTCTTTTCTTTTAACCTAAGTATGTTAAACCTAACAAGAAGATAGACAATAAGAGATTTTCCACTAGCAGTGGGTGAAAGTAATAAAGTTCTATCTTTTTTAACAGCATGTATAAATGCCTCCTTTTGATAATCTCTAACCTCGAAAGGTATTTTTAGAGCCTTAATAAACTGGTCAACTTTCTTTTCGCTGACATCGTTATCTTTTATCTTAGTATCATCGACAACTCTTACATCATTGTCTTCACACCATTTAAGTATATATTGGTACAAACCTACATAGATTTGACCTGTCTGATAAGAGAACAATCTAATCTTTCCGTCCCATTGTCTTGCCCTATACTGAGGCATAAACTTAAAACCAGGAACCTCAAAGGTAAAGAATTGACCTAAATCTCTTCTTATGTCTTCATCTGCTTCAATTTGCAGGTGAACATCATTCTTCTTACTTATTATTATATATCTCAATTTAGAATTCCGCTGATTGGTAATCTGTAGATTGGCCTACAATACCTTTTAACATAACATTAAATGCAATACTTATTCTATTGTTCTTGGATTTATTTATAGGTACTAAATGTTGTAACCAAGACGGAAACAATATCATTCTGTTTGTAGTTGATGATAGTTCCCATGCTGTAGCATTTGATTTTGTAAACCCTTTAACTTGTGGATTTATAACACCAGCAGCTGGTCTAGGGTCATAGAATTGTATACCGGCAGCCTTGTCTGAGTGTACATAGAATACACCACTTAAAATATTATTAGAGTGAGTATGTGGTTTATGATTTTCGCCAGGTTTTAAAATATTTGACCACATGTCTGTAATTTCAAATGTATCATAGATATAACTTTTATCTTTAAACACCAATTTAGATGCATTAAGTATTTTATTAGAAAGTTCTTTATATTTTGGTTGTAGATGTAACTTAGGGTCTGATTGCCAGTTTTCTTTATCTGTAGAAGTTTTTAGTATGTCTTCTTTCATACTATCAATATACTCTTCTTCTAATACATCATCACAAATATAAACCTCTGTAGGAAATAATTGTTCTTTTACATATTTACTTACCACTAGATTGCTCCGCTTGTAAACTTTCTCCATTCAATAGCATTTCTAATAGTCCAATCTCTGCCACCAATTTGCTTAATTGTTCTATCTAAAAAATCTATTACTGTAGAAAGATAATCCATTTTTTGTTTTGCTTGTATATAAGCCTCATCACTTTCAATATACTTATCAACATCTTGTTTGAGTATTTTTAAGTCAAAAGGTTTCTGTTGATACACTATGGCGTCTGCTTTGCCTGTGTAATATTCCCATAAGTTTCTTTTAGTAACAGCAAAATCTCCTTCTGCTCTACTGTGCATAAGTTTAAACTTAGTGAGGTGTTTCATATACTTATTGTATATTTGAGGTGTTTTTAATGCCTCTAAATCAAGCTCTGTGTCGTTGATTATAAGGTCTTTTTCTGCTTGATTTTGTAACTGTTCAAGGTCCATAATATCTCCAATTTAATACTCCATAATAACACAAAACAACTAAAATGTAAAGCTTTTAAGAGCTTGAAATACTAGCTGTTGATGCGTTCACATTCGCAAATTCATATATCTTATATTGCATAGTTACAGTGGCCGTTAGATAATCTACATCTGTGGCGTTTTGACTATACTGTAGACCAGATAGTGCTGTCGGAAACACCTCTTGAAATCTACATTCTACAACTGGTCTATTCTTACTAGACAACACTACCAATGTGGCGTCTGAATATATACCACCAATACTTACTGCACCGTATTTTACTTTTCCTGGGTCTGTTTGTAGATTTGCACCTGTTGTAGTAGGAAATCTATCAGCACCAGCACCTAATAAATCTCTCGCTTGAGAGTAATCTTTAGGAAATCCAATACCCATTAACCAACCATGTATCTCTTTATAATTTTCTAAGTTTTCATCTACAATAAAAGTCACATTTAGTGCTTCAAAGTTTACCTTTTCACCAGGCAATGGTATGTCCGCTAATGGTGTTTTTTGGTCTGAGAAAGGCATGTCTATTCCAGGAATATTAACAGCCGTACAGAAGTATTCTACCTTTGGTAGTTTACTCATTTGAAACTTAAACTGAGTAGGACTTGCGTAGTCCAGTTTAGTTGGTTGTCTGTCGTAAGATTTTGTTGTTGTCATACCACTATTTATACAAACAGGAGGAATAAAAAAAAGGGCGACTTGTTTAGAGCCGCCCTTTTAGAAGTGTTGATTAAACAACGCTTACTGATATTACATCAAGTTAGTAACTTTAACTCTTTGGTAGTATCTGTTTGCGTTAGCAGAACCAGGTCCGTCAACTGCTGATACTGCACCTGAAGCGGCACCTGTTTCAGCAAATGGGTTAGCGATAAGACCATATCTAGTCTTGAAGCCAATTTTCGGTTGGAAAGTATCTTGACCAACTGCTCTCACCATTTGTAGTGGAACATATGGACAATAGAACATACCAGCATCGTAAGGTGAAGTACCTTTGTAGCCTACAACATAGTATTGTGTAGCCGATGAGTTTGCACTATATGGGTCAATATATACTTTGTATCTGCCGTTAAGAACACCAGCAAAAGTATTGCCTGTGTCATCAACATTTAGATTATTGTTTAATGCAGGTGTGTAATCAAGTACGCCAGCCATTTGCAACGCAGAAGCAACATCTGAAGAACAGATAATCATGTTACCTTTTCCTCTTCTTGTTCTTTGTGCAATTCTGTTAGCATCTCTTTCCAACTGGAACATTAGACCTTTAAATCTCTCAACTGACCATCTACCGTTTGAGTCCGTATCTAAATCAAAGATACCAGCAGTAGTTGTGTTGACAGCAGCGCCTTTCTCAGCATTGATGTAAACAGTTCTAACTACTTCTCTGTTGATTTCCGCAAGGATTTCAGCAGATAAGATATTTGCTAGTTCTGTTTCAGCATCTAAACCGTGAATTGCTTTAAGGTCTTGTGCAAGTTCCATAGTGTACTCAGCTTTTAAAGCTCTTGATTTAGCAGTCACAGTTGATTTCTCAATTGAGAATGCCATTTCAGCGAAAGCGTTACCGCTGTCATCGCCTAGGGCTTCAGCAGCTGCTGTAGTCATAGCACCACCAGTAGTATATGTACCGGCAGATGGACTATCATTTAGAGCACCTGGATTGTTGTTAGGTGAAGCTGAGTGAGCACTTTGTGAGTACCCAGTGTTTGTGCTTGAACCAGCAGCATTTCTTCCTGAGAAGTCTGTGTCTGCTTCGTCAAACATTGCTTCAGCACCTGTTTGGTTAGTATATCTGCTTCTCATTGCAAAGATAAGTCCAGTTGGACCAGTCATTGGCTGAACGCCAGCGATATCATATGCAATCAAATTCGGCATAGCTCTTCTTACTAGAGAAATTAGGATTGGATCCCAATTCGCTACTGAAGAACCAGTCGCATTTGTTGGAGCAGCTTCTGTCATGTAAGCTCTATCTTCTTTTAGTGCTTGCTCTTGGTTTTCCAAGATAACAGATGTAACGGCTCGTCTGTAAGAGTCCTTGATTTCTGGTAAATCCGGATGCTCTAATACAGGCTGCCATTTCTTTTCATGTGTTTCTGAAAGATACATTGTTTCTCTCTCCTATTTATTTATTATTGACAATTTTCATGTCTTTAGTTTTACTTATAGCAGCAGTATAAGCAGCCATTGCATTTGATAAGTCTTCAGTTAAAACTGAATTCTCACCTGCCGCCACATCATCAAGCTCTTCACTTACAGTAGTTTTCTTACCAAAATAACTTTCCTTAATAGTCGCTATTTTAGTTTTGAATTCTTCAGTATTTGAAGCATCAATCTCTTCAGCCAACTTAAAAAACTTCTCTTTAGAAGTGTCCGCTAGGTCTTCAGCAGCTTCAGCTACGATGGCCTTTTGAACATAATTAAAGTTTGATTTGTTAAGTTCGACATTCTTTTCGATTTGCTCGTTGAGTTTCTTTTCAAGGTCTTCGATTTTGCCTGCTTGGTCCTCTAACACATTGTACTTTTCATCTGGTACATCAATGTAGTGGTCTTCAAACAGTTTTTTCAAACCTGAAATGAAATCTTCAGCGATTTCGCCTTTAATTCCTTTTTCTAAAGCAAGTTCGTTGTCTTTCATCCATTCTTCAACTACATAGTTCAAGTAAGAATCCACTTTCTCAACTAACTCTTCTTTAGATTTCGAAATTTCTTCTTCGAATTTGTTATTGTAATCAGCTTCTAAGTATTCTTCGATTTCTGTTACCTTTGATTTGATAGCAGCTTCGAATACAGTAGCAGCCTTTGTTTTAAATTCTTCTGATAAATCGTCTTCTCCGGCGATAAGAGCGTCAACATGTTCAGTTACATCAATTTCTTCTTTTTTATAAGAAGCATTCATCTTCTTATGTTTTGAAGCGTTCATTGAACCGTAACCTTCTTCTTTGTCGTCTTTCTTATCATCCTTCTTGGCTAAATATTTTTTTAACCCGTCAGGCATTTCACCTTCGTTTACGATATTCTCATCAGAATCCGTTTCTTCCGTTTTAGCACTTTGACCTGGGTGGGCAACTTTCGTTACGCCAGCCTGTGTGTCTGGTTTTCCAGCTGTGTCAGGTGAACCACCTTTATCAGCAGTAGCGCTAATCTGGTCAGAAACTTTTGTAGACTTTTTAGTTGCGTCTGGATTGCTGTCAGTAGGTTTAACTACAGCTGGACCTAAATCTTCTGCATTATTCATGCTTGCGATATGAGAAGGCTCAGCCGCAACAGCATTCTTTTTAGGTGCATCCGCAGCTGCTTCTGCAACAGCCTCAGCCTCTAACGCCTCTAAGTTTTTAACATCTGTTTCGGACATTTGAGATATCTCCCTTTAGTTTAATCTTAAAAAAAATTAATTTTTTTCTTTTACTATTGATATTTATAATATTAAAGTTTTCCAAGAAAATTCTTAAATACTTTGACCTTGGCTTCTGCTAATGCATGACTTTTGGCCTTTTGTATATCTCTTTTCCAAGCTTCAATATCTTTCTCTAACAGTACACCGTTATCCCAAACCCACTCTTTACTCTCCATAATACCTTCTACGAAAGCATCTGGAGCGCTTGGGTCTGCAACGATATCGGCGGCTGTAGCTAAGTAAAAATCCTTACCCACATAGTTAGCACCACCTTTTTGCACCAAGGAACCCATACCACGAGAAGAAACACCAAGTGTTGCCCCCTCGTCAATAAGATTTTTTACAATCTTACCATATGGAGTATCCATGATTTTCGCTTCACCGATAAAGTTCTTGCCTTCCGGCGTAAGCGCTTTAATCATGTGCGAAACTCTTTCCAAATTAACAGTAGGTCCGTCAGGATGTCCTAACTCGCCGAATGCTCTGCCTTTTTGGATAAACTCTTTGTCGTATCTGTTAACTTCTTTTGCTAGAATATCATTCTCATAGATACGGCCATTTCTGTTCTTGATATCAGATTGTAGGAAGATACCACGAATTTTGTATTCTTTTTTACCATTGTTTTCTTCAACAATGTATTCTGCATTTACAACTTCTTCTGAAATTAACTTCATTATTCTCTCTCTATTGATACTCTCTGTATATATTTATACAACCTTTTACCTAAACTCTATAATTATTGTGTAATTATCGCCATTTGCAAAGTTTCTAGTAGATAATATTACATCTCCAGTTGGTGCTGTAGCGTTATTTAATATCTCATCGCCGGCATCTCTAAAGTCCCAATAACCGTTTCCAGATAACAAAAGAGCAGTTGCGTTAGTGGTACCTGCCCACAACAACTCAACCGCCGATTTATTATTTGTAGTATTGACAGAGTACCAGACTTTACTAATCTTTCTATTTCCGTCCTCTGACATAAAAGTTAGCGCTGATGCATCAACCTTTGTGACCAAGGACTCGCCTGTGCCGTCTGAAATATTAGTTAGTTTGCAAACATACTTTACGCCTGTAGTGTCTGCAATAGTTTGTACTGATACTGTGTCTGCCATAAATTTTACCTTTACTGATTATCGTAATAAGTTTTAGAAAGTTCGCCACGCTCTGTGGTTTCGCCTTTCTTTCTAGTTCTCATATAAACCTGTACAGTATCACTAGTTCCTGGTTTTGTATATGTTCTAATACCACCAGATACTACCGAGTTTGCCCCGTCAGCTGAATCCGGATATGTGTTAGATACAGTAGCTGTATTTTCATACTGCCAAACTGCACTTGAACCTGGTACATCTACCCATGCCATATGTTTATACTCCTAGTTGTGCTTCAACTTCGTTATCAAAATAGTTGTATAGCACATCTGTGTTAACATTATATTGTACAGCAGTCTTATCTACTGCCGTTTCAAAGTTTGTTAATATTGTTCCTTCTTCTTTATCTAAATTTCTAAAGAAGTCGGTTACCACATCTTTATGTAAAGGTGGTAAACTATTAAATGTATCAGTGTTAATCTCGTTTTGAGATTTTAAATCACTGAGTTTCATCAGCAGTAACCTCTACTGGTGCCTGAGGTGCTTCAGCTTCTGGCTGAGGTGCATCGTTAGGCTCAAAAGTAATTTGCTGACCTTGTGTATCATAGATAGCGTCTGTTCTATCGTTAGTACCTGCATACTCTGGTTTAGGGTCACTAAAAGTTTGTGCTTCATCTTGACCTGGTGTAGCTGCACTAAAAATTTTACTTGCAACATCTTGTCTTGCTTGGTCTAATGAAGACGCAACTTTGTCCCTTAGAGCATCTTTAAATGCTTCTCCAGCGTCTGCGTTTTGGCCACTTGCTAAATTATCTATAAATGCTTTTGTGTGTTCACTCATTTTTCACTCCTATGTCATGTCAGTAACATCATCGGTTGGTGCCGAAATGATACCATCATCAACTTCTTTTCTTATTTGTTTATCAATGTCTTCAATATCTCTTTGAGATTGTCTAAGAACATTTTTTCTAATGTATTCTACTGAATAATATTTACCAACATAATCTCTCATCTGGTCAGCAAGTCTTAATCTTTCTTGCAACATTTCACTTTCTTTTAGTTCAGCAAAATGACCGTCTTGTAAGAAACTATATTGTAAAGTATCCCTTACAGTATGCCAATCTTCATCAGCAATAACTTTCTTTAAGACTAATTGAGTTCTTAGAATATCGTTAAATAATTCAGTAAACTTCTTTCTTAATCTTTGTACGAATTTAGTAAACTTTAATTCATCTCTTGTAATTTCAGTAGAACGACCAAGATTAAATCCTTGACTTGCTTCTAATCTACTAGCAGGTACATTCAATGAACGATATAGTTTACTTCTAAAGTATTCTATGTCTGTAATCTCACCTAAGTTTTGACCACCAGGAAGTGTAGTAATATCTGTACCTCTACCACCCTCTCTACTTGGTAACCAGAAATCTTCGAGCATTGACATATAGTTTCTATCATCTCTGATTTCACCAGTCTGTGCATCATAGACAAGTTTATTTCTATACTTGGCCATAACATCTCTTAGATATTGTTCTGCTTTAACTTTAGGTAAATTACCTACATCAATCTTAAATATTCTTCTTTCAGGTGCTCGAGCAATTCTGTAAATAACAGCTGCATCTTCAATCATTCTCAACTGATTAACAGGTTTGATTGCCTTGTGTAAGTAAGACAAAATCATATTTTTATTTTGGTCAATCATTCCTGACGGACAAAATGCGATTGCATCTACAGCAATCTTAATACCTGATGTGGTTGAGTTTGTAACACCTTTTTCGTTGAACATGAAGTATTCTTCAAATTCATCGGCCATACTTGTGCCAACTGGAATAGCAACACCGTCTGGTCTTCTCTTTCTTAACTCTCTAATCTTTTTGATTTTACGAGGGTCAATATATCTTAACTCTGTTATACCTTTTACAGGAGAGTTTCTATCAATAATTTTATGATAGTAAATTCTTCCATCAACATACCATCTTCTGAATATGTCGTGGCCTTTGGTGTTAAAATCTAACATCCTCAGGACTTCCATAAACTCGTTTTCAATTTTTCTTCTTACATCTTTACCATAAGGTAAATTCTCCAGATTTAGTTTCACAGCATCTTTGATTTCATTAGCCACGATTGCCTCGTTGATAATGTCCTCAATTGCCATGTCACATTCCGGATGTAATGCGATTTCTCTATATCTACGGATTAAGTCTGCTTCAGTTTTGGCAGTTCCCTCCATGTCGAGGTACTGACCAAAATAACCACCGGCAGCGATGGTTTGTGTACCATCGGCCGCCTGTGGTGCTGTAAAGCTTTGTTTTGGATCCGTAGAGGGTGTTACCCTCTTGATAGAAAATCCAAATAATTCAGCCATAATTTAGTTCCTTTGTGTTTACTTCACAACTATTTATACTAGTTTTTAAGTAGTAGTATTAGTTTCAAAGTATTGGTACGCAAAAGTAACGGCGAATTCTTCAATCGCTGTCGCTTCATCGTATGTCAATTCAATCGGAGCAATGGTAGTAGGGAATACACCTCTAAGTGTATAACTTTTAATTGTTGCACCGTTTCTATCCAATTGGTCAACAAATGCGTCAACTTGATAATCCGCTGGATTTGTCAAGCCTTCGTTATCTGTCATATTGTTAATACCGTTAGACCATCTTTCAAACGCATTTCTTAGTTTGAAGTCTGTGTCGTTATAAGCAGTAACAGACCAATCTTCGATTGTTCTATCTCCAGCAATCTTAATGCTTCTTCCTCTAAAAGGAACATTGAAACTAGGTACAGTCATACCTGGTAACGATGTACTTCTGCATAAGAATGCTAGGTCTTCTATTTCTCCACCAACTTGTGCGTAACCAGGGAAAGGCATTGTAACCTTAAACTGATTGGCTCTTGCGCCACCGCCAGCAAGTTTAGCTTTGAAGTCATTTATGTTTGGCATCTGATTTCTCCTTTTCTAAACTTAGCCGCCAGCCACTTCGTCAAACGAAACGCCGGTTCTAGTTGCGATGAATTGTAATGTAATAAAGTTAATGCTTCTTGCTGGTTTAATGAAAATCTCAGCAATAAACTCGTTTCTATCAATTACTTCACCTGTGTTGTTAGTTTCATCACACACTACTAAAAAGTCTGTGATACCTCTTCGACCTTGTACTTCTCTTAGGAAAGGCTCTACAATGTTTCTAAAGTTCGCTCTTGTAAATTCATCGTTGAATTCAAACAATTGGAATTTAGAAGCAGTTGCTACTGCCTTCTCTAATGTAATGAAAAGTCTTCTGACATTAATTCTGTCAAACGCCGATGGTGCTGTAAGACCAGTTTTGTCACCGAATAAAACAGTTCCTTGACCTGGGAAAGTAGCAACAGGATTAACTCTTGCTCTGTATAGGTCATCTCTTTGTGTTTTACTAGGATTGAAAGCTAGTTTAACTGCGCCTCTGATAATACCTCTGTTAAGTCCAGCAGGTGAATACCAAGCGTCTGCAATTAAATCAGTTCTGGCAGAAAGTCC